GGTGTAAACGTACCCATTCCATTGTAGCTTGAGCACCAGATGGAGAAATTGGGTCGAACAATGTTAATGTTAAATCTCCCCATTTAGATTTACCTTTGATTTTACGATAAATGTTTATATGGTTTAAAACGATTTCATCAGCGGTGTACTCGATTGCAGATACTCCTTTAATTATATAACTTGGAAAACCATCTACATAAAGGATAAATCGGTTCTGCTGTTTGGGTTCAAACGCTGTGAAAAATATTTCGTTTGCATCTATAATTGCCATGTTCTAGTTGTATTTTATTTATTATACATATTTATCTTTCTAACCTCTTATGCTGGGAAGGTAGCTCCAGTTGGTGTAATGTTGAAGTTCAAATAAATAAATTCAGCAGTTTTGGTTGGTTGTAAATAGAAGTTACCTACTAATTGGTTTCTATCTATTACGTCTGCTGTATTATTTGAATCATCCATTACTACTTTAAATGCGTACAATCCTTGGCGTTGTTGAACACTTTCTAAATATGGTGTTACAATTGATAAGAAATTATTTCTTGTTGCTATAGTGTTTTGTTCAAATACTAAGTTTTGAGCAACTTGAGAAATATATGTCTTAAGAGCAATTAACAAACGACGAACATTTACACGATCTAAGGCACTTGCTCTAGTTTGTAATGTTTTTTGTCCGTATACTACAACTCCAGTTGATGGGAAGGTAGCTATTGGATTTACTTTACCATTATATAAAGAATCACGGTATGATTGTGGAAGTTTTTGTTCAGCTCTAACTACTTGACCTAAACCACCACGATTAATACCTGCAGGTGCAAACCAAGGTTCAGCTACGTTATCATTATAAGCATATACTCCGCCAATTACTGTTGAAGCAGGTACCCAAACCATATCTCCGGTATCTGGGTCGAATACTAATGCCCAAGGCCAGTATGTAGCAGCATATGAAGTGTTACGGCTAGAAGCTTGAGCAACAACAGCATTAACATTTGAACCATAAGGTACCATATCTACTATATAGATATTATCACCTCTTTGTTGAGTATTTGTAATTAAAGTAGTAATTTGAGAAGCATGCAATGCATTTACTAAACCAGGAGTCATCATTACATTGAATATATAATCATCTTGATTAGATAATAAATCAATCATATCATCATAATCAGATGCTACTAATCCTTGAGTATTAGAGCTGTTAATTTCGTTATAGAAATTAGCTCCACCCATTACATCTCCAATCGCTCCACCAAATGCACCACTAGCATTAGTTGGAAGATATGTTTGATATTGAAGTTTTGGAGCTCCAGTATTATCAAAATAATTTGGAGTTAAATAGTTAACTTGTTTTACTCGAACAAATTGAGAAGCATTAGAAAAGAAACCATTTAATTCCATTTGGTTAGTAGTTGGATTATAAGTTTCAATCTGATCACCTATTGTTTTTGCTATGAAATTATCTTGAGTTGGGTCTAAAGATAAACCAGTCCAAGTTTCTAATACAACTTGATCATTAGTAATATCATCACCTCTTCTAATTAATAAATCAAATGTTCCAGTATCTGTATCTGAGTTTACAATTTGCCATCTGATGTTGTCTCTAGATCCACTAGCTAATGCTCCATATGCATCTTCAGGGCCTACACTATTTGTAATAACACCTTCAGAAAGAGTTTCTAATACAAATGGGATAGATCCAACACCATTAGCTCCTCCTCCAATTGTTAATACATCAGAGAATGTAGTACCAGATCCTGTAGAAATAGTTACTCCATTATAAGTTGATGCAGAAACTGTTGAAGTAAATGTTAATCCTCCTGATCCTGAAGCTACGTTAAAGTATCCTGTAAGGGCAGCATCCATAGTTGTAGCTAAACTAGTAGCAGTTGCTGCAAGAGTTGGTTGAGCTACGAAATAGTATAATTTACCATCAACATCATCTGCAGGAGTCCCGGCATTAGTTGTAGCAATAAATCTATATAAACCAAAACTTCCAGTTACTCTAACTTCACCTACTCCAGTAGTTAAAGGATTAGCTATACCTAAACTACCAGTAGCAAATGCTCCCGGAGTTGAAGATACATTATTTAAAATTCCTGAGCTACTTGATGGTGAGTAATTACCATTAACTACACGAGTTACCAATAATGTTTGTCCACCATTGTTAAAATAGTTATAAGCTGCAATAGATGTAAAATAAGTGTAAGTATCACTACCACTAACTAAAACAGTACCAAATTTATTTTGGTAGTCATTGTATGTTGAAATTAATGTTGGTTTATTTACTGGACCTTTAACTGTAGGACCGATGATTGCGGCTCCAGCGGCAATAGGCTGACGAGAAAGAAATGATGCGTCATTTTCTCTTGCTAATACTCCTGGGGATATTAAGGTTTCTGCCATGTTGTTGAATGTGTTTTAAATTTATTATAAATATTGAGAGGCTTTGTAAAGATTAAGTAGAACTAATAAATTCTCCTTTTTCTAAATCAATAGTTCCATCACCATATTTTTCTTGAAGTGTTTTTCCTAATTGGATTTCTTGTTGTTTATATAAGCTTAATTCATTTACCAACTCTTGTTTTTGTTGAGTTAATGATTGAATTTGATATTCTACTAATCCAAAATCTTCAACTAATTTAGCTTGAATTTTTTGTGTTTTTAGAATACTTTGAATTTCTTCGGGTGTTAAAACTTTTTTTTCCATAAATTTATTATTTTATTATAAATATTAAGCTAAAGATGCAGATCTCCAAGCTCCAGCAATGTAAGTAAATATAAAGTATTGTCCACTTTTAACTGCAGGAACCATTTCACCTTCTCTACCAGTCCATGTTGGTTCAGCACTTTGTGTTGCTACTATAATAGATGAACTATTGGATACTCTAAATGCATCTTTTCTACTTCCATTAGCCGTACCACCTCCTACAACAAAAAAACTTGTAGTATCAGTACCAACATTCCATGACCCAACTACAGTTTGATATGATCCTGTAGAAAAAGTATTATTACCTCCTGCATATGAGTAATCACCAGAAGCAGTAGTGTTAAATCCAACAGCTTTTGATGCAATTCCTATAGATATTGATCCTGAACCTTCTGCGTGTGAGTATGATCCAGATGCTATTGTTCCATAGCCTTCAGCATGAGATACTAGGCCTTTTGTAGTTGTTAACCAACCTTCAGCATGAGAATAAAATGCTAGTGTAGTTGTATAATTACCCTCAACATGGGAACCATCGAAGTCAGCTATATTAAATGCTCCTTCAGCATGAGTAGCTGTTCCTTTTGCAGTTGTAGCTGTTCCTTCAGCATGTGAGCGAGCACCTAAAGCTTTACTATTTCCTTCAGCATGAGACCATATTCCTACTGAGGTTGATAATTGTCCTTCAGCGTGTGAGTAATCACCTATAGCGGTTGATAATTCACCCTCAGCATGAGAACCAGTTCCTATAGCTATTGATCCTGATCCTTCTGCGTGTGAGTAAGAGCCAGATGCTATTGTTTTAAATCCTTCAGCGTGAGATCCTAATCCAATTGTTGTTGTTAAATTTCCTTCAGTATGTGATGCTTGACCGAATGTTATAGTTGATTGACCTTCAGCATGTGAATATGAACTTGATGCTATTGTTTGAAATCCTTCAGCATGTGAAAATGAACTTGAGGCTAATGTTTGATAACCTTCAGCATGAGAAGTATTTCCATAAGCTATAGTTGATTGACCTTCAGCATGAGAATAATCCCCTAAAGCTATGGAAAAGTTTCCTTCAGTGTGTGATCCTGTTCCAACTGCTGTAGTATAATACCCTTCAGCATGTGAGCCTGGTCCTATAGCTATTGAACCTGATCCTTCAGTGTGTGATTTTTGTCCAATTGTAGTTGTTTGGCTTCCTTCGGCGTGTGAAAAGTCACTTGAGGCAATTGTAAGATATCCTTCAGCATGTGAATTAGTTCCCTTTGATGTTGTTCCATTACCTTCAGCATGTGATGCTTGACCTAATGCTATTGTTTGTTGACCTTCAGCATGTGAGTATGAACTAGATGCTACTGTTCCAAATCCTTCAGCGTGTGAATATGAACTAGATGCTACTGTTCCATATCCTTCAGCATGAGAAGAATTCCCTTTAGCTATAGTTAATTGTCCTTCAGCGTGAGAATAAGATCCTGAAGCTAGTGTTTGTTGACCTTCAGCATGTGATCCTGTTCCAAATGCTAGTGTTTGTTGACCTTCGGCGTGTGAAAAATCACCAAATGCAACACTTCCTGAACCTTCAGCGTGTGAATATGTTCCAGATGTTATTGTTTTAAATCCTTCAGCATGAGAATACCATCCTAAAGATATTGAACCTGATCCTTCTGCGTGTGATGCATATCCTGCTGAGGTGGTTTGACTACCTTCAGCATGTGAGTAAGTATTAGTTGAGGTTGTAAGTTGTCCTTCAGCATGAGAATA